ATGACGCACAACATAAGGGAATGAAGCCACTAAATGAATGGATTCATAATGTGCCCGAAGATGTTCGTAAGCACTTGGCTAACATTCGTGCTGACTACACCAGAAAGACACAAGACCTTGCTCGTATGCGCAAAGAAGTAGAAGAAGCACAGCGCTCTGTTCGCACACAGAATGCTAGCATCATAAATGGTGCTACTGCTAGATTAACTAAAAACATTGACGAAACTGCTGAATACGATCTTTTTGATCCAGACGGAATGAAGAACGAGATCCAAAGACAGGCTCAGCTTATGTTGCGCGATATGTTACAGCCAGCGCAAGAGGAACTAGAAGTCCGTCAGCGCAGACTACAACTAGAAGAATTTAAGCATAGCAATCCTGAACTAACCGATCCTGCTTACCGCAAGCCTATGATTGAACTGCTAAAGAATCGTCCAGAACTAAAAATGGAGGATGCTTTTTACATTGTTAAAGCAAAGGTTGGCGCACAAAAGGTTGAAGAAGAAAGAGCACACATAAACGAACGCAGAGCAAGAAGTCGCGAGGTTGTCCGTAAATCCTCGTCAGGCACACGCTCACAGCCAACAGGCACGCCTAAGTTTAAGAATGCTATGGAGGCTTACAAATACCATAAGGCACAGCAAGCCGTTAAGTAAGCATTTTACTTGACTTGCCCTCCTCTTTATGAGGAGGGCTTTTTTTATGCCTAAAAAACAAGCAACAGCCTGTAACAAGCCACGAAGAATTCGTAAAGGCGAAGCAGGCTACGGAAAGAAAAAGCGTGTAGTTACTGCTTGCCAGAAGGGCAAGAAGAAGACTATTCGTTATGGTGACGCTAAGATGAAGATTAAGAAGTCTAATCCTAAGCGCCGCAAGTCTTTTAGAGCACGCCACGGCTGCGATAAAAAAAGCACAAGAGCAAACAAGTTGACCGCAAAATACTGGTCATGTAAAGCTTGGTAACCATTAATAAAGGATAGTAAAATGGGATTCAAATTAAGTGGAATGGATAATGATGCTGTAACCAAATGGGCTTACAGCCTAGGTGAAAAGTATGGTGTTGCTGACCAAGCAGGCGGTGGCGCTGGTAACACTGGCGATGCTGCTAGGCACATTGCTCTTGGTTGGGCTGCCGCAAAAGCAGACGAAAAACTAACTATTCCAAGAGCAAAGTTCTCTGTTCAAGCCCGTGAATACTTGCCTGATTCTTTTCTTAGGCGCAGAGACCTAGATAGACCTATGGATGTTCATAACAACGAGATTGGTTTTCGCCTCGCACAAATGACCAACACCGAAGAAGAATTCCTAAAAGCACTTGACGAAGTTATGTCTCAGGAAAACCTTCTTATGGTTCAGTCAGTTGATGATTTGCCTGACGAATTACCTGAACTAAGACCTATCTTTGTTCAACCTAAATACAGAATGTATAAGGGCGGCTTCAGTGCTTCTGCTAGTCCAGCAGATCGTTTGCCGCCTAAGAAGTAAAGTTTTACTTGACTTTTTCTAAAATTTATGACGGGGCAATTTTTCCCTTCCGTGTTTATTAAGATCCGCAAGGACACCTTTATAAATGAAAATGGTGGAAAACAAAAAACAGACTTACTTTGTAAGCACCTGATAAACTAAAAACAACTAACATTTTCAAACATTATAAAGGAGAAAGAAAATGGCTATTTCTAATGACCTGCTATCATCCACACTATATTCTATTCGTGATAGCGAAGTAGACAACCTTTACAAGAAGGTTGCTTTCCTTGACGGCGTTCGCAGAGCGGGCGGTGTTGAGACCGAGAGCGGCGGTATCAAGATCCAGCGCCCTCTCTCAATCGCAGAGCATTCTACGATCACACAACTAGCGACTGGCTACGAGCCCGTCTCTCTCGCAGTAAACGATGTTCTTCGTCCTGCTATTTACGACTGGGCTGACTTTACTGCCCCCATCGTAATTACCAAGAAAGAAGAAATGGAAAACAGCGGTGAATACGCTATCGTGAAGATCCTAGAGAGCCGCATGAAGTCTGTTATGGGAATGCTCCGTCGTGAGCTTAACAAGCAGATCCTTCGTGGCGATTCTTCTGTCCTATCTGCTGTTAACACACTTAACGGCGATGTAGGCATCGGTTCAGCAACTGGTTTCCTTGAGCACGCTGCTGCGGGCACACAGACCAATGTTGTTGGTGGTATCTCTAAGGCTACTTTTCCAGTAGCAGGCTGGCAGAACCAGTTCGCTGACGCTGGCGGAACCTTGGCTATGACCGACCTTTACAACCTATACATTGCTGCTAACAGCGTTGCTCCTTCTGGTGATGTAAGTCACCTCATTATGAGCGACAGCGCATTCAGTCAGTATCGTAACCTTCTGTTCGCTCAGGAGCGTTTCGTCCAGACTGATAAGCTTGATGGTGGTCGTATGAGCCTTGCGTTCAACGGCGCTATTGCTGAGCAGGATCCAGAGATGGGCTTTGCCTCTTCTGGTCCGGGCAACACCGACGCATACATGTTGAACTACGACGGCATTAAGCTTGTCTTCCATAACGAAGGTGACTTTTCTGTCTCGCCCTTTGAGCACATTTCAGGCACTACTGCCCGTGCTGCTCAGCTTTATGTTAAGGTTCAGCTTGTCGCTGACCACCTCGGTGGGCAGGGCGTGCTTACCAACGCTTGATAGTAAACACCAATCTAAACTAAAAAGGAGAAAAAGATAATGGCTACTTCAACACTAATCCAATACCTAGAAACTGAACGCTACGGATCTCTTCCGGGATCTGGCGCTGAGGCTACTGGAACTGAGACACTAAACCGCCGCCAGACTGAGACCTTTATTGCTGCTTCCGCTGTGGTTGCTGGCGATGTTGTATCTCTTGACGCTTCACAGGCTGCTGATGGCGATAAGGCTATCAAGGTTCGCAAGGGCGACACTGGTTCTACTGACGCTGTTTGCGCAGTAGGCGTAGCTCTTGCTAGCGCTGGCGCTGGCGAGAAAGTAGAGGTCTGCGTTCGTGGTGTCTGTGAGGCTAACACTGCCGCACACGCCAAGGGCGATGTCCTTACTTTGACTGCTACTGCTGGTCGTCTAGACACCATTGCTGCCGCAACCGCACCACAGGTTGCCGTCAGTCTTGATGGTGCTGCTGGACCGGGGCTTTCAACCGTCTTCGTTCGCGGTGCTTTCTAATTAAATTAGAACACTAAACCAAGCCCTCCTTCGTTGTTTGACGGAGGGGGGCTTTTTGCTTGACTTTTACTTTATTGATAGAGGATTTATCTATGGCTAATCTTAAGGCACTACGAGAAAAAATTAAAAACATAACTGACTATTCACCAGATTTACAGCAATACAACGACCAGTTGGATGAATTGGTAAATGATTCTTACTACAAGATCTGGACTAGCAAGCGTTGGAACTACGCTACAAAAGAATACCTATTTAAGTTTATTCCTGATATGTTGCCCACCAGAGATGTTATTACACCGGGCGCAAGCATTAATGCTAATGTCGTCAAGGGCTCTCGCCAAGTTACATTCTCTGCCCCAATGGATAGACTTACCAGACAGAACTTTGGTGGTCAGGTTATCCAGATACAAAATTACGAATACACAATCTCAAAGGTGGTAAATGGTGCGAACATTTTGCTTGACGAACCATTCCACGGAACCACTAACACAGACGATGTTTCTTGGCGAATTAAAAGACGCTATTATGATTTACCACAGGATAGTATAGAATTACTTTACCTAGGACATAGAGACATTCCTAACGCTAACGGCGGCACAGGACGCTTTCCTCCTTTTGGAAAACTTACAGGTCTTATGCCCCGTAAGGACGAACAACTAAACCTTAGAATGGACTACGCAGCCACCTACGCAGAGGCTTATGTGTGGTCGCCAAGCCAATTCATAGAAGAGGCTTATGTTACAAAAGTAAGTCCTTTTGTTGAAGAAGGAACTTCTGTGGGCTTTCCTTACGGAACTTACCTAGAAGTTTGCTGGGCTTTCTCAAAAGATGGTAAAGTTGGTGCGTTGAGCGAGCCATCAACCGTGTTCTTTAATGCTGGTCAAGGCGGCGGAACAAACACTTTTACGATTTCTTTTAGAACTTGGGATGACCAAGCAGTTGTAGCAGACATTTTTCAAAGCAAAGACACCAGACCTTCACAATTTGAGGGGCTAGATAAGGTTGTTTATTGGAATGCTAATTACAATAGAACTACTGGCGAGCGTCGTGGGCTGCCTGTCTGGAGAGAATTTAACAATCCGGGCGGCTCTGCTACAAGAAACACCACCGCTTATGTAAATAAAGTTATTGCTGACGACACACAAACAAGTGTAGACATTACCAACTTTAACCAAATTGATCCGGGCAACAATCCTTACATTGAGATGGACGGACAATACAACCGCATTAGACCTTATCCTCGCGTAGATGCTTGGGACGAAGAGGTTACACGAAAGGACGCTGACGAAAACTATTCAAAAGTAGGACAAGACTTCTTGCGAGAAGGCGTTGCTCGTTATTACTACAAGCCTGCCCCACTAGGCTTTCATACAGATTCACCAGAGATGCCTGCTGAATTCCACCAATTAATTGTCTATGATGTGTTGGCTACGCTTTATGATAAGGTTGGTTCTATGGCTAATGCTGAAAATTACAGACGAAGAATAGAAAAGGAAATCAAGCGCTTAGAAAGAAGATACACTGACCACCAAGATAGTTTAGTCCAGCGAGGACAATTTAACTTGGGCGGTAATAGATTTTTCTACTACGACTATGCTTCATTAAAGACAGGAGGCTGAAATGGCTGTTAAAGGGCAACAACTAAAATTTAGCGATGCGCCGTCTATTGACCAGAGATGGAAAGAACAGAAAGGTGGTGCGGAAAAGATCCAAAACTTTCGCATTGATCCACAAGGTGACGGCTGGCTTGCTGATAGAGGTTTAGAGCCTTGGATAGATCATACAGGCGCACAGATTGAGCAAACACTACTACAAGATGGTATCTTTGATAAACAAATAGATTCTCAGTTTATCTGGACAAAGCAGAGCACTGGTCAGGTTTACCACATAATAGAGCAAGGTGGCGAACTTTATTACCTATGGGGCAACAACGGCACAGCAGGATCAGGCAACTATTTTAAAGATAAAGTAACAATAGCAACCAATCGTAGAGCCAGAAAGGTTGGCGATGTAGGAACACAATTTATTCCTTACGGCAACAGACTACTAATAACAAACGGCTACGATAAGCCTATCTGGTTTTATGGCGAAACGCGTTTTAGAGATTTTGGTTTTAACATCGTATCTCCTTCACCAGAAGTTCTTGATGTTAATATAACCTACGGCGCTGTGACCGATCTAACAGACGGCATTCCTCGTCCTACATTTAATGCTCAAAGAACCATTGGTTTAGGAGACACAGGCGAGAACGACAAGAATGTTTTTGCTTATAGAATGTCCTTTGTTACAGACACAGGCAGCGAGAGCCCACTAGGACTGCCTAGTTTTGTTTCTTGGAATAACGACGCCACTTACAAAGCCAAGCGTGGTGTGTTCTTGATAGACATTCCTACTGGTAAAAAAGGTATTGTTGCTCGTAGGATTTATAGAACCAAAAACATGAGAAGCCAAGCAGGCAACGATCAAGATCAACTTTATTACCTCGTAAGGCAATTAGAAGACAATAGCACCGACGCTATGATTGATGTTATTCCTGATTCGTCTTTGGTTACACTAGCCCCTGAGCTAACAGAAAGCGAAGCGATTTCCTCTACATTCTTGTTTGGCGCTGCTTGGAATAACCGACTTTTCTTGGGCGGTGGTCCTGACCATCCTACAAGAATTATTTACAGCAAGACTGGTTTGCCTGAGCAGTTTCCAACATTTAACTACTTTGACATAGGCACCTCGGTTGGTGGGCACATTACAAAATTAATGCCCTACTACAACAGCCTATTGGTTTTTAGAGAAAGATCAATAGACATTATCCGCGAAGGAGCAGGTGGTCTAACCATTGCTACACTTACGCCAGATGTCGGCACAACGGCTTCTAACACCATTTGTTTAGTTCCGGGCGTAGGTGTAGTCTTTTTAAATAAAGACGGCTTATACACGACCACAGGCGGTCTAGAAGGCGGCTCACAAGTTCAGGTTGTAAAGATTAGCGATGCGATTAGTCGCTCATTAGAGACAGCCAATATAGCAGCCTTGCCTAATGCTTGCGCTGCTTATTCTAAAAAAGAAAAAGAATACTGGTTACACTTTGTTCGCAAGGGCGAAGTAGTTCCAACAAGAGGAATTGTTCTTCATTCTTACAATGGTTCTTTCTCACAAAGAGGAGCCAACAACAAGGCTGACGAATACAAGTGGGCTTTTACTACTATTCAGGCTGATCCTGACGGCAACTTTATTCTTGGAACTAAACCAGATTGGCGATTGCCGGATGGCTCGCCTGCTAATTCACTAACCGCTACTGCTATTGGTTCTTTGGTTGGACTACAAGTGTGGTCTGGTGCTAAATACTGGGGCAAGTCTTTGACTTCTTCAGGACCTTCTGGTGATCCAGCAACAATAACCTACACTGGTGCTGAGGCTCCTTTACAGCCAAATGTTTGGGAAAGCAACTGGTTTAACTTTGGATCTGCTGGGCATAAACACCGCGTGTTTAATGTAGAAATGGAAATGGTTTCTTATGGCGATAATCTTGTAGAACTTGATTGGGGCTATGACTATGATCCTACTTGGTATTCAGCAGGTGGGCAAAAGATCTCAAAACCAGAACTAGTCTTTACATCAAAAGAAGATCCAGTTTTTGGTCCTATTGACGCTACAATAACCAAAAGCACATTTAGAATAGCGCAAGACAGCCTACGAGGTGGGCGAATAGTTGTTATCCGCTGGGATGTAAATACGCAATTGGCTGATAACTTTCGCTTTCGCGTTAAGCAAACTTCGGGCAAGCCTTTCCACATTCTTGGATTTAATGTTAATTACAACAGCACCGATCAGTTGCCGCTTAACCAGAGAACAAGAATACAAAAAGGACAACCATACTAATGGCTAAAACATTTACAGATAAACCTTTACACAGGTTTGACCAAGTAAAAACAGACAACATAACAACCAATCTTGATAAGTATCTTGACGAGATAAATGGTGGCTTAGACGCCAACAACTTGCCTGTTGATTCTGTTGGTAAAACAAACCTACGCAATCCTGTTACTATTAGCAGTTCTGGTGGCGATGTTGATAAGTTTTCTATTGAGATGCCTACGCAGTCTTACCACGAAGCCGTGCGAGATTACAACAGCGCCAACACGCCCGGCGCAGTAGACATTTACGATCCTATCTTTGAGGTTGATCTAGACACTGACTTTTATGGTGCTGGCTTTAATCCTCTACAAGAATTAGATCAATACTTTGTTGACTTTCCTTTACAATTTGAGGCAAAAGAAGGAATGCTTCTTGGCTGCGCTGTTCTTGATTGGGAACACGGCAATCAAGTTTATGATGTTTCGCAAGGTCCGCGTGGTCGTGGTAATGATTGGTGGACGGAAATACAAGTCTATGTTAATAATGTTGTTGTTGCTAGAAGCGGCAGGATTATGCCCAAAAGACACACCACACAATTGCCTTTTGCTGTTGCTTGTGGCTCTCAACCAATTACCATAGACATTCGTGTAAAGATCAATAACTGGTATGTTTCTGGTGGTCCGGGAGCAGCAGGGACTTGGATAGCAACACCATTTAAAGTTTTCAGTGCTAGAACTTGGTGTAGGAATCAATACAGGTAAGGAGAAACAATGCCTATTGTAAAAAATAATTTATTTGAGAACGGAGACATACCGACAGCGGCTGAACTAAACCAGCCTTACGATGATGCTGCGACAGCCAGTGCTAATCTAGACACTGATAATGTAGCAGACAACTGGATTACTATTTCACATGTAAATAATTTTCAAGATCTAAACAGACTTTACTTTTACAAATACGACGACCAGACCGCCGCCGAGGTAACCTCAACCTCTTATGTTACGATCAACAATGCCCCTAATTACAGCATTGTTAATCTAGGATACCAGCCAGAGGTTGGCGAAGTCCTGCGTGTAGAAAGTTGTGGCTTACAGGCTAACAGCGAGGCTGAACAAACTTATGATTCTACTTCGGCAACAAGGGGCGACCGGAACTACTATGCTTTTAGATTATCTTTATTCTACAATGATGGTGGTGCTACAAGTCAGCTTATTCTTGGTGAATGGGGCTACACCTTTACATCTATGGCGGGAGGTAATAGTAGATCTTGGACGACGAACAACGGATTGCCTTACAACACAGGTGTTCCGCTTGCTTATCAAACTTTCCAATTCTCTTGCCTACATAGAAACCAAGTCTTTGGGCGAACATTTGAGAAAATAGAATTACAAGCAAAAGTAAATTATGGCGGTAACACTTTGAGAATTACAAGAAATAACATTATAGCAGTGAGGGCACAACGATAATGGCTTATTCAAAACCAAATAACTTTGTAGATAATAATGAACTAACAGCCGACGACATAAACGGCAACGACGAAGAACTAAAAAAGTATATTAATCAAGAAGTGTTGATTGGTGATCTTGGTCCTTTAAAGTTCTCAACTGAGGAATTTAAACTAGGAGAATACCAGCCTATTACCAATAATTACGATTTTGTTAGCGGACCAGCAACAGGAAACTTTACTGATGACCAGCAGTCTAAACGAGCCTACTGGACTTCTACTATCAAAAAGGGACGCCTAATTGATAACACTTTGCCTGTTTGGACTTCTCTTTACCACACCGCACCAGAGATTTATTTAGAAAGACCAGCACACATGCTTATTACTTTTGGTGCTAACACATTATCAGCAGAAAATGAAGTTGCCGACAACGGCTTTTGGGACACTACATTAAAGCTTGCTTACAGAAAAGACAACGGACCACTTACTTTCGTAGAGCAGTCTAGGGCTTATTCTTTTGAGCAAACCGATTTTACCAACACACCTAGTGGTAATGTCAATCCTTTTGGCGCAACAGGCACACCAAGTAGTTCTGGGGCTGAGGCTCAGGGGGACGCAGAAAACGGATTGCGTAGATGGATTGGCTGGTCTTGTATAATAAACAACGCATTAGCAGGATCTTACAAGTTCTCTGTTTATGCTAATGCGAAGGTTGAAGAAGGCTTATTGTCTGCCCGTCAGTTTAAAGCCGAAGTGTTTTATCTTTAAGCTTGACTTTTACTTTATTCATAGAGGAGATTTTTTAAATGGATCCGATTACACTAGCTATTCTTGCTGGAACAGCAGGGAGCGCAATAAGTTCTTTACCAAGTTTGCTGCCCAGTAAATTACATAGAGAAAACAAAAAAAGATTAGAAAGATTAAAGCAGCGCGAAGCAGCAGGTAATCTAGGTCTAACAGCAAAAGAAGAAGCCGCTATGTCTGGTGGTCTTCGCACTACTGCTGATATAGCCGCTGAACAAATGGAACAACAGCAATCAGCCCTTCTTGCTGGTGGTGGTGGTGCTACTGGTGGTCAGGCACTAGCAAGAGCAACCGCAGGACAGCAAGCTAGAATGGCTTTGGAAAGCGAAGTAAGTCAAAAGGTTCTAGAAGCCGATCTTGCCGAGCGCCAAAGAGAAGAAGACGAAATGCGAGCACTAGAAGCGGCTGTTGAAGAAAAGCGCCGTGAGCGTGTTCAAGCCGCAGCAAACATAGTTGGTGCTGGTGTTGAGGCTGGCTTTACAGCAAGTGCCCAGCAGGCTATTATCCAAGGTCAAAAAGACATTTCACCAGAGCGTGTCTCTGCTCTTTCTAGCCAACTTGGCGTAAGCGAAGAAGAGGCAAGAGGAATGTATGAAATGGCTATTGAGAATCCTGAAATGATGAAGTATTTAACAGCGCTCCAGAGCGGAGGTTGAACAATGGCTATTCGTAATGTAAATGGACGCAATGTCTATGTCCTAGAACCACAGAGCCCTACTGCTGGCGGTAAGACAACAACTGGGAGAAACTGGGCTACACTTTACACCGACCTGCGTTGGAAAGTGTGGGAGGAAACACAAAAGAACGAAGCCAGAATGATGAAAATGGAACTGGCGTCTGCTGACCAGCGTAGAGATTATTACGACGATAAGATTAAAGTCCTACAGGATCAGC